CATCCATACATGACTGTAAGTCTATAACGCGATAAAAAGTATCTGGTGATATAGAAGATTTATCGAACTTGACTGCACCTATAGCTATGATAGCAGCATTACTACGTACTCCCATAGTTTCTACATCAATCATTACATTCATCTTAATCCTCCAGTTTGTCTTCAATTAGTTTAGCATAGCCAATAATGTCATGCCAGGAATCTTTATAGTTTGGATCTCCATTAACTATACGACTAATCTTGTGACAGATCATTTCAATGGACTCTTTTTGTCCATCAGTTAGGATATCCCAATTAACTCCTAATCGTGCAAAACGTTTCATGCCTTGCCCAACAAGACCATTTTGCTCTAGCGTACCATAACGAGAACCACGCTCTTTTAGCGTATTATCAATAGTTGGAACGGCTACGCCTTCTTCATGAAATGTTAGTGTTTCTCCCTCTTCAAAACTAATACGTTGGCTCATCCAGTTAGAACATTGCGCACAACTGTCACATTCTAAGTCTCTTTTTGCTTGTTTATCAAACCTACAAGTATCGCAAGTTACTAGTCCTACATCAGTCATTAGTTTCTCTCCTGTCTAAAATTTCTTGTAATACTGGTTCAGGTCGAATAAAACCTGCCCCTTTATCTATATTAGCTTTAACGTGTGAAGCAACTTTTTCTTCACTCTTACTTTCATTACTGTTGCATACTACTTTGAGCGCCTCTATGATTTGTTCACTACTTAAACCCATTTTCCACATAGCTCCGAAAGCTACATATACAAGATCTAATAAAGCATCAAGTTCATCTACCTCTTCTTTCGCATGATAAAACTCTAATAGTTCTTCCCTAAGAAGATTCATAGCTAGTTCTTTATTAAACTCTTGCTCATACCGCTTAGCATTCCACGTACATATTCTTTTTACTTCATCCATTATGCTTTTACCTCGAAACTAAGTTTAGGTCCATGCTTGTATTCACGGATATCTATCATGGTAGGTAGGAACTCTTCAATAGGCATCCCAGCTTTTGCAATTAGTTCGTACTTAGGTGGAAGCACTCTATAAAGTTTCTTACAAACGTCTAAGTAGTCCTTAACTGTATCCCAATGCTCTTCATAAATATGGGTATCACCAAAAACCATAGTTACTTTACCAGGTGTTAAGCCTACCTCATTGGCTATAAGAATATTCCATGTTGCAGCTAAGATAGCATCCGAAGGTATACCTACCATAGTATCAGCAGAACGTTGATACCAAATCATATTCAGCTTCCCATCAACAGATACATGCCACTGATACAAGATATGGCAACAAGGCAAACTAAGATCAGCGAGGTTTTCTGGATTCCAACCAGTAACCAGCATTCTTCTATCGTTAGGATTATTTTTAAGGCTATCGCGAAGCATATCAAGCTGATTAGTCCCATTCCAATCCAACCAAGCGTTTCCATAGTCCAGTTTAAGTTGACCACTATCATCTGCCCATTGACCCCAATAATTACAACCGAATTTTTCAAAATCATCCACACAAGTAGGTCCTCGAAGCATAGCAGCTAGTTCACCTAATACACCCTTATAATACATCTGACGACCTGTCAATAAAGGAAAGTAACCTTTATCAAGTCCGCCAATTTCTAGAGTTGTTGCGAACATGGATTTAGTTCTGCCATTACGACCTTCTTTAACCTCTCCATGTCGCATGAGCCTTCCAACTAGTTCTTTATACTGATTTTCAAATGTCTTCACTTATATACTCCAATTTTGTCATAATTTTTTCAAACGTTTCATCTGAGTGCCAATAGTCATCTTCATGAGGACCAGTAGCAATAATACAACCACCTTTTGGGTGTGTCTTAATGCCTCTTATTCGTCTAACAACTATAGCTACAGATATACCCTTACATTGTGTTTCAAGTAACTGCATCATTTAACTCCTTTTCTATACGGTTGATAACTAAAGTTATGCTTCTTAGCACTAGATGGACCGCCAAAGATATAACGTAAAGGCTTCATCATAGCTAATTTAGCTAAACTAGCCAAGCTTCTGCTATCTCCTTTGTTCCGTTTGGTGTAGGTATGAACTATAGGATTAAGCCTAATACCACGATCTACAAGCATGTTCATTCGCATTATACCAGCTCC